TTCATCTTCGGTTACTATTTCTTCATCTAATTCTTCCGATACATCTTCCTCAACAGCTTCAAGTGCCTCATCAGGTTGTTCACTTGTTGGTTCTTCTGTATCTGTTACATCAGGGGTTTCTTCAACCTCTGTTTGTGGTTGTGCCTCTTGATTCGGTTGTGGATTATCTTCTGATTCCTGCCTGTCAAGTAGTAGGCTTGTGGCTTCCGCCATGTTGATAGGTTCGTTCCCAGTTGGGTTGTCGTCTGTCATGTTTTTCTCCTTTTGACTGCTTAATGCTTGGTCATAGTTGGTTTAAGGTGTCGTCAGCTAATTTACCATCAGTAACGACATTTTCTATGTGTTGCTTAACAGCTTTAAGTGTTGTCAACATCATAAAAACTTTTTCACGAGGGTCTTTTTGGTCTAGTGAACTATTAGCCCATGCAACATGGTATTGTTCCTCTAAATATGTAAAAGCCTCTTGTAATATTTCGTTTCGTAATAATGCCTGTGCTTGTTCGGCACGAGCTTTATCCTTTTCTAAATTCTCTATTTTTACCATTTTTTCCTCTATATGTTTTCTTCGTTGTTTTCATTTTCCTCTGTATTTGCTAATAACTCATTAATAGCTAATAGACTATTTTCAGTTGTGCCATACAACATTGTGTCTAGCTGTTCGTTTGTATAACCCTGTCCTAATAAACTTTCTCTTTCTGTTGGTGTTAAATAATTAGCTTCATTAGTTGTATTGGCTAACAATAATCCACCTAGTAATTCAGAAGTTGCAGGACTTGCACTACGAGCTGCACTTGTTAAGGCATCTGCGGCTACTTCATCTAAACCTTGTGATAAATAAGTATTTTTAACATCATCTGCAGACCTTGATGGTAATGTCATATTTGCTAAATCAATACTATCTTCACCATTAGCTTTAGCTTTTAAACTTAGTAATGCTGTGCCATGCACTAAATCACTTGTTAATCTTGCTCCATCAAAGCCATCTTTACCTGTGTAATACCATCTTTCTATGCCATCACCACTTTGTATATCACCACTTTCAGTATTGTAATTTAATCTATCGTTTGTTGTAGCTTCTGATTCTTGGTTGCCATAAGTTATATTGAGTGGGTCACGATTACCTGTTTGTGCTAATATATCGCCCTCTGCAGTTAAACCAAAAGCACTAGTAATATTACTAACAGCTCCACCCATAGCACTTGCTATACTTGTTGAAGCCTCAACATTTTTTTCTTTAAATTTATCGCCCTCCATTCCAAAACTTGTTGTTTCGCCTGTTCCAGCGTCATACTGACCAAAACCTGTTTTGTTAGATGGGTCTGCTTGTAGTTTTTCCCCTATAAATAATGCTACTGCCAATGGTGCAACCCAAGGAGCAGTCATAGCGCCCTGTATGCCAGTACCAGCAATTGTTGTTCCGCCTGCTGTAGTTGTTGCAGTACCACCTAAAAGACCTGATGCACCTATTCCTGAAATAGTACCAAACACATTAGATGGTGTTGCTTCATCTAACGCACTTGCGAATGACAATAAGCCACCACCAAGAGATAATGCTTCCGCACCTGTAAAACTTGTAGCTTCATTAAATGCTGAACCTGCAGTTCCAAGACCCTCGTTTAATGGTGTACTTAACCAATTACCAACTTTATCAAATTGCTTATCAAGCCAATTTCTAGGGTCATCAGTTGCAATCATTTGGTTAGTAGCTGGGTCGTAAGTTGCATAAGTATAGCCTAAGCTATCGTCATAAACTTCGTAAAAAGTTTGCCCATTTTTAGTAAAAACATCAAAAGCATCAGTACCTGCAGGTGTTTGTCCGATTGTTACTGCATCTACCAATCCTGTATCACCTAAATTAATTGAAGCATCTATTGTTCCATCAAGATTTAAACCACCAGCTTCACCAGTTTGCTTAAATGTTGAACTAGCAGCACCTGATGGTGGGGTTCTTGTTCCGCTTAAAATTGTTTCTGCTTCAGTTATTAAGTTACTTGCCGCAACAGAACTACCTGCAGCAGCACTTAGTCCAGTTAAAAGAGCTGAACCAAAATTTGCATTTGTTGTTTCTATTGTATTAGTTAAGTCTATACCTTGTTCAACAGTAATTTGATTTGTGTCAACTAATGTTTTTATAATGTTTGTAGCATAATCTTGTGTAATATAGCCTGATGTTTCTTCAGTATTTCCTGTTGTTTGGCTTTCATCACCTTCAATGCTACTTAATAAACTTGTATTGTCTATTGTTGTTAGTTCTGTAGTATCTGTACCATTAGAGCCATCAGTATCACTATCGCTATCTAAAGTTAATAAAGTATCATTGTTAGATATTGTTTCCTTTGTATCTGTGCTTGTAGAGTCATCAGTACTGCCATCTGTATCTATTGATTTTATAATTTCTGTAGTATCTGTGCTTGTAGAGTCATCAGTACTGCTACCATTTGTTTGTGTAGTGCCGCCAATCTCTATTGTATCTAAGCCTGTAGAGACATCAGTATCACTATCACCTGTGTCTATTGTTGTAATTATATTTGTTCCAGTTGTGTCTGTACCACTTGTTGTCGTACCACCACCATTAACTATTGTACTTGCAACTGTTCCAGCAGGAGCTACACCACCTAAATCTAAACCATCTCCACCACCTCCTGCACCGCCAACTACATTTTCCCAATAAGACTTGTCAAAAGGTAATCTATTAAAGGTTTCAAAATTGCGATAGGTGTTAGGGTCAACTGCAAAAGTGCTTTGAAAATCTTGTTCCATTTGCGGATAGCTTTGCAATAAACTTGTTACAAATGGTGAATATGCGTCAATCGTAGGGTCTAGTGTTATGTCTGCCAAAGTTGGTGTATTTTGTAATAAACCTTGTTGCGGCACATACATACTAGGGTCATTTAAAACAGGCTGGAAAGCGTCAATAAACCCTGAATAATCAACATACTGTGTTTTTGGGTAAGCATTATATAATGCAGTTAAGGCGTTTTGTGTTTCATCTTCCATTAGTCAACTACTCTTGGTAAATTTGTAGATGGCTCACCGCCTACTTGTTGTTCAAATCCTCTTAATTGAGCTTCATAACGCAATTCTTCTTTCCTTATTTCCATTTTCATCATTAATTCTTCTTTCTTTAATGCTAATTCTGCGTCTTGTTTAGCTTTTTGCAACTCTATATCTGCTTGTAATTTTTGCTGCTCTAATTGCATTTTCATTTCCGCTTCACTAGGTGGTGGCGGTTGTTGTGGTTGTGGCGGTGTATCTTCAGGATTTTTAAAGAATCGTGAAGCGTCTTTAAATCCTGCCATACCTGCAAGTTCAGCAAGAGTATTACGATATTGTTGCATACTAACTAATGGGTTTTCAGCACCAGTTTGCAATAATATTTGCTCTTGTTTTTGTGCCATCATGTTTAAGAACGCCATTTTTTCGTTAGTTTGACCGCTTCCTAGTCCAACATTTACAGTAATATCGTATTCATGTTTCCAGTTGCTAGGGTCAATCGGTACAAACTTATTGTTAAGTCGTATCATTTGGTCTTTTTTGCCATGATGTAAGCATAATGTTAGTATTAGCTGAAATAAGTCTTTAACGCCTGTTTCAGCAAAAACTCGTGCTATCATTTCTATTTTACCTTGTGCTGCTGACATTTGTGCGGCAACTGCGGTAGCTGTCGTGCTTTGCAAGGAATCCGCATCTAATCCCATAGACGCTTTTGATAATCCTGTTCTTTGTTCTTTTAGGTCATCAAGGTATTGTAACAAGCTAAATGCGTTTTGACCGATAAGTTGTGGTTGTAAAGGTTGTAGTGCATTAGGTTGACGCACACGCACAATACCACCTGCTCGTGAATTTAATAGATCGTCAATATTAACTTGACCCTCAACAGCGGCAACTCTTACATTATTTGTAAGATAAATATTATCTAATAATTGACGCAACACAGTTGATTTAATCATCTGTATATCCATGATTAATTCCGCTAAACTACGACCAACTAATCTATGTGGCATTAATATTGGTGATAAACACGCAAAAGGAACATGGTCAAATGTTTCATTTTCGACAATTTCAAAACCTGAACCTAACGCTACAACTCTGCGTAATTCTGCAATACCATCACCATCATAGTCAGCCTTTATGTATGCTTCTGTAACTAAAACATCACGCATAGATTTATCTGATGAATCTGTACCTGCTCCTGACTCTACATCTTCAAAACGATTTTGCACTTCTTGGTCATTGTCAAGTTCACTATGACCTGCAAATCTTTCAACAAGTTCTCTATCATAACCCATTTGTATTAGGTCACTTACTTTCATTGTTGTTCTATGTGCTACAAAATCAGCTTCATCTATAGAAGCGGCTCTTTTGTTTACTAAAAATTCTTCAGGCGGTATGTTGTCAACTCGTATCATACCATCATACATAGTGCGTTTTATTGTAACATCATGTTTTGAGTATGATTGATTAACGCTGTAGCCCATTTGGTCAACTTCATCTGATTCATATTCTTCACTACTTTGTTCAACAATTTCAATAGTATCGTCTTGTAGTAATAAGGTTAATTCGTCATCAGATAGTCCTGTGTAGGTTTCTTCTTCGACATTTTCGGTTTCATCATAATAGACTTTAACAACGCCAATTTTTTGCAATAAAGCGTCTTTAAAAAAGTTATGCAATACAACAAAACCATTGTTTTGACAGTTAATGACATAATTAGCGTATGATGTAGCTTGTTTTGCACCCTCAACATCTTCTTCATGTCTTGGCATAAACTCAACAAAATTGTCAGTTTGTGTAAATGTACGCATAAGGCTTGGCATGATAAATTCTATGGTATCGGCAACCTCTGTGGTAACAACTTGAGAACGACCCTCTTGTTCATTACCAAACTTTTCGCCCATGTAATAGTCCATAGCACGAATACGATCTATGCCATATTCGCTATCATAAAACCCTAATGCGTTTTCAATCTCATTACGCACTAAAGCCTGAAACTCTAGTTCTTCCATAATGTAACCTATTTTTTAGATGATTTTTTCTTTTCAGCAGCTTTTTCTTCTTGTTCTTTTTTCTTCTGCTTTTCTATATCAAGTGCTTGGCTTCTTTGCATTGTATTATCCTATTGTTAAAATTAATAAAAGGAGTACGATAATGCCGCCTAATGCAGCATCTACATAATCCCACGAGTGATTTTTTACATAATTAAATATGTTTTTTAGTATTTCCATAGTTTCTCCTAATTTAATTTACTAATGTCAGGTCTAATATCTACGCTTTGTAATTTTTCCATAAATTCATCATTTGTGCCACCTGCACGATAAAATGTAAAAGCGGCAGCGGCTAACACGACATCTGTTAAATACGCCCAATTTCCAATGTTGTAATTCATTTCCTCAAGCTCATCAATAAGATGTGATAACAAAGCATGGGTTACAGGATTATCCGCAACAAATTTTTCCATTTCTTCGTCAGGCTCAAATATTAAATCATATTTCATGTTATCCATGTACTATCCTTGTAAGATATTGGTTTATTCCAATTATGCTGTGTGCCACGAACAGAAGCAGTAAATGCTTGTTGTGCAAAGGTTAAACAAAATGCGTCTGCCAAATCACAAGAACGACCACCTAATCTTTTCTTAAATTCATCTTTGGCTTCAACTTTTATTTTTCCAGCACTTGTAATTTTAAAACGAGGTGCAATAAGTTCTTCTATCAACTTGTCATCTTGAACAAGAAAAACATCACGACCCTCAAACCATTCTCTAGCTCGAAACCATAATTCATCACGCAAACGCATATATTTATCACGCATACTAGGGCTTTCACTAACTTGTATGGGTCTTGCAGGTAGGTCTAATTCTGCTAATCGAGAACATACACCACTACCAATACCAATAGTATCAACCATAATATCTGTTGGTTTATCCTTATAACTACACATTTCGTATTCTTGAACAACCATACCGACAGTTTCCATTAGGTCTTTTCCCTGCCAAGACTTAATAGGTTCGGTCACTTCATTACCACGCCTTTTACATAATGCAGTTCTATCGCTACCAAAGGCGGCAACATCTAATCCCCAAACTACAGGGGTATATGGGTCAACTTCTATTTCTCGTTTTAAAGAACTTTCCACCATATATAGCGGAATAACTGTATCATCTTCGGCTCTAGGAAATTCACCTAAAACTCGTACACGATATACATTTGAGTCATCACCATATTTAATCGCCATATCTTCAATATAATCTTTGGACACTTGCGAACTATCTTTACAAGCGACTGTTTGTAATTTCCATCTATCACGCATAGCGGAAAAGGCATTAAAGAAATAGCCACTTGTTCGTGTTGGGTTGCCTGTCATTACGACTTTAGCATTTGGCGTAGATAACGAACCCTCACCAACCTCAAAGATCATATCGTCAACACCACTTGCTTCATCTATTATGAATAATAAATTGTCACTATGAAAGCCTTGTAGTGCTTCAGGGTTTTCACGCCTTGACACACGAGCCACAGCGTAACTATCATTTGCACCCTGTAAATTAATTTTATCCGATTTCATTTCAAGCTGCTGATAAAATGCGTCAGGTAATTGACGACCCCATTTCTTCGCTTCCGCCCATAACACATCTGCTAATTGATGTGCTGTATTTGCTGTACAAACAACTTTACATGGGTGACGAGTGAGTAACCACCATAATATTAACCATGATAACACAGCTGTTTTTCCTACACCATGCCCTGACTTAACAGCACATCTAGGGTTATCCCTCACATTTAATAAAAATTCTTTTTGCCATTTTTCAGGTTTTGCACCCAACATAGCTTCTACAAACATTACAGGGTCTGCCGCTAATTCTTCTAATATGTCCTCTAAATTTTCCATATAATCCTTTAATGAGGGGTGAACAGGGGAAAATGGTATGTTAAAAACCTGCCACCCCTACCTTGCAAGGGTATATCGTTATGTCGCCATTTTTTTTACTGCGTTGTTAGTAGGGAGGATATGAC